TAAAACTAGTAAAGAACTGGTTAATTTTTTCTCCACTGTTTTGGAATTGTTGTCCTAATTCTTCTGCACTCTTACCTGCCTCTACACTAGTTGCTGTTCCGGCATCCATTGCAATTTGTAATAATTGTTGTGCTTCTGCTGTGTCTAGTACTCCATCTTGAAACATTTTGTTTAAAGCAGTGGCTCTTTCTGTTGGCTTACCTGTTTTATCTAGCTCTTTGGCTAAAAGTTGAAGTCCTTCTGGTAAGTCTCCTAAACTGCTGGCCTCCCCCATAGACTGTAGGAAAGAGTTTATAGTAACATCTGCTCCACCAAGAAAGTCTTTTAACTCTGTTGTGGCCGCACCTGCTCCATACATAAGCTCTTCAAAAGCTTGTACTTCTGGCATTGCAGAACTTAAGTTAAATATACCAGATGATAAATTGCCTTTATCAAGTAGATTCTCTCTACTTGCTTTTATTTTTTCGATTTGAGCTTCAATATTAGCAACTTCAGCGTCAATAACCGAGGTATCAAACAAGCCTTGATAATCTAGTTTCTCTCCTTCTTTAGCAAAAAGAGTATTGAAAAGAGCAGTATAAACATTCATAAAAGCTTTTATGATTGGGTTATTAATCAAGTCAAGAAAAGCCTTCTCAATCCCTAATATAGCAATTTGTATTTGAGCCATTGCAGCGTCAAAAATTCTTCCAAGAGTGTCGCCAGCTTCTGAAGCTCTTCTTTTTATAATTAGTAAAGCTTTTCCAAAGTTATTAGCGTTTTTAAAAGCCTCTGCTTGAGCTTCAGACGCTTTTTTTGTGGCTTCCATTAATTGATTAGTAGAGTTTGCAGTAATAATTAAACTTTGAGCTGCATTTTTATTTTTTAAGTTAGCCTCAGCATTTTGTTCGGCAAAAGACTTAGTAATAGAACTTAATTCTTTCATAGCTTTTGAAAGCGCAGAAGCTTCTGGTATTAGTCCACCTAAAAAGCCTATAGTTTTCTTTAGTCCAACTATGAGTAAATCAAGAGCAAACAAAAATTGTCCAATAACTGGTATAGCTGTAAATATGCCTTTGATTGCTATTTTTGTAGTAAGACCGAATCCAAATATTGCAGGTCTTGCTCTATTTGCTGCTTTTCCTATAAAGCCTAAATTCATTCCAAACAGTCTTCCAGAGTTTATTGAATCTCCTAAATTCTTTCTATATTTTTTCTGTGCAAGGTTTGATAAGCCAAAAGCTCTCATGTACCCTTTAAAACTTTGATCTTTATCTAGTTCTCTGAATACTGCTTGAGTGCTTCTTTTTGACTTTGCGCCTGCAGAAAGGGTTCGAATATCTCCCATCTTTCCTGCTCTTTGTTTTTCTAACTTCATGAGGTCTTTTAGCGCTTGTTCTTCAACTTCAATTGCAGCAAGCTCTTTCTGCTTAAGTGCTAGATTTTTCAATCCGCCTTTTAGAATATTTGCTTGTCTTTTTTGTATTGTAAGTTGAAGTTTTTTATGTGCAATTTCTTGCTCTTTTACGGTTGCAGTACCTGCTTTTATTTTTTCAAATAAAGCCCCATACTCTCCTTTAACCATTTTTAAAGGTTGCATCAATCCTCTTTGTGCTTTGATTTCTTTATCTATTCGTCTTGCTGCTGCCTGAGCTCTTCTAACTTCTTCTTGTGCTCCTTTTTGTGCGGTTGCTGCAAACTGATTTAACATAGGCAGCGCTTGATTCATTATGCCTTTTGTAATCATAGCAAAGAAACCTGCTAATGCAATTGTATTTTGAGAAAAGAAAGATGCTACTGGGCCTAAGACTTTGTTAAAGAAATCAAGCAGTGATCTAGACAGATCTGCTAGTGAAGCCGCTAATTTATCGAATGAAGAAGCTTCTACTTCTTGTCCTACTTGACCAAACTTTCTTCTTCCTTGCTCAAGAATTTCGTTTGCAAAAGCTTGTCTTTGTTGGAATCTTGTAAGTTCTGAAGCGGCCACACCTAAAGAAGCGGCATACTTTGCGGATGCATCATCTAGTCTTACAAAGATACCTAATTCATCAAGAATTTCTGGCTCGAGTTTTGCAGCACCTCTTGTTAGCCTGTCAACGGCATCTCCTACGTCTCTACCAAGAGCTGTAGCAGCTGCTTTTGCAACTTCCGCTAACCCTTCAATCTGTGTTGAACTAAAAGCAGCGGAAGAGCCTACAGAAATAGCTCTTAAAGCTTGGTCATAACTAACAGCAAATCCTGCAGCTTCTCTGAAGCCGTCTGCCATTACTGTTAAGTTTTTCCCTGCGCTTCTTCCTAAAACTTCTAACCCTTTTTCAAGTTGCTGTACTTGAGAAGCAGCACGAAGAGCATTGAAAGCAGCTGTAGCCGCAAAGACGTTAGCTGCTAGAGTCGCGTAGGCACCAACAAGCCCGGAACTACCAGAGTCCGAGCCAATGCTTTGGTTCATTTTTGAGAAAGACTTTGCCGAAGATAGATTACCTTGATAAACAGATTTATTTTGTTTATCGTAATCCTTTGCTACTTTTGTACTCTTTTTCTGAGTATCAGCAGCTTTCTTAGTACTGTTCTCTACTTCTTTGGTAGATTTATTTACTTTCTCTAAATCTTTAGATACCATCTTGACACCTTTCGATGTCATTATAATATCAATTTGTCCTACTACCTTTCCTTTTGCCATAATTAACCGTGTTTACGCTTTATCTTATCGTACTCTGCCTTCAATCGTTTCTGTGAGGCTTCCAGTTTTCGTGTATCTAACCATAATACAAGGTCAAATACATAATCTTTTTGGTGTTCGTCTATATTATATTGCTTTAATACAAAGTCCCATATAGTATAATCTTTTCCGATATATCCTATTTCAGGATATATTCTGTCACCCAGGCAATGAAAGATGTTTACACTATCTACTACTACCTGTGGAAAGTCTTCCCAGTCTGGAGGACATTCGTCCCAGTTGGGTTCTTTTCCCATTTGATCCATCATCTCCAAGTATTGATCCTTGGACATACCTACATCTTGGTTATCCAGAAACAGTTTTAGTTTTTGGAGTAGTTTTTTCTTGTTCTTGGCTACGAAAGTTTTCTAAATCGAAGACTACCTCGTTGAGCCAATTATCAAATTCGCTTGAATTTTCGACCAGTACTTGTGCGTTTTCTTGGTTGTAAGGCATTTCAGTCTCTGGTTCTTGTCCTTTTAAATCGACAAGAATCAAATCCTCTAGCATAGCTAGTTTTAATCCTCTCCAACCTTTAACAGTAGCTTGTGTAAATTCTTTTACAAACTTACTTTCATCTAGCTCTTCATTAAACGCTCTAGTTTTTCTGTCAAACTTATTAGTTACACATCTTTTTCTAAGTGCAACAAGCTCTTTTCTAGAAAGATTTGCAAGTTCTACTTCAAATCCATCTAAGCCAGGAAACTCTACCCAAGCAGTTTTACTGTCTACTAGTAAATTTTTTAAATCCATAATTTTTTCCTCTAATATGTTATTGTATTTCCTAAATTTGCAGGACTAGTAATTAATCTATAATCAAAAGTCTGCGTAAAAACTTCAGCAACATTTAATCGTTTAGTAAACATACAACTGGTTAAATTAGCGTTTAAAAAAGTGCTATTTTGATCAATTGTTTTTACCGCTACCGAAGTATTAGTATTAAAAGATTGAGCAGTAGTAGAGTTATTATCCCCTGTATACTGAACAATACTTCCAGAAACTACTCTATCTTTTAATGTGTATGTTGACGGATACATTGCATTAGATGCATTTGTAACCGACAAACTATTATGCAAGGTTTCATATGGAGTCCAATCTATATTATTTTGCACACTTAATGTAGTTGAGACAAGATTTGTTACATCTGATCCACCTACTTCTACATCAAGCAAGGCTTTGACGGGAGTTCTTGTGGCACTTGCAGATTGCAAGGTACCAGGAAGGCTATAAGAAGCATTCCCCACTCTTTCCAGCTTTTTAGCATTTCCACTCACACTTAATGTAAGTGGTCTTGTCCTATCCATTACAAAGTCTCCATTAGTAATTAAACAACCCTCTAACTTGAAGGTGCTTTCATCTGTAATGAAGTAGAGATCAAATGATTTTAACAATTGTTCTCCAGTACTTGTATCATAATCGGTTAAAAGACTTTTTACAATGCTTTCGTCCTTTTCTCTTGTAAGGGCGACCTGAAAACTGAAATCAGCAGGATTTGCTTTGGTTACGCTCGTTCCTAAAAACATTTTTGTCTGATCGTGCAAAGTCTTAACTTCATATGCATCTTCCGCAAATGTCTGAGAGAACGATAATTCGGGAGTAACCTTTACATTGTATCGATTACTCCCGTATACCACGTGTACGGAACCGTCTCTAAGAAGGTTGTACACTGACATGATTAAACAGCGTTACTGTTGGTCTTATCGTACCCAGAATCTGAGTGAACGGTTGAACCTTTGTATAGAACAGTCATTTCATCTGTTGATGTAATAGTTGTACCCTGTGCTGCAAATTCAATTGTAGTTGATATAATATCAGCTGTTTCAATTGTTGGAATCTGTAAGTGAGCCCTTGGAATATCAAAGGTCACTAAAGGATTTGCAGTTGATGCTCCTCCCATGAACAAACTCATGTCGAATTTGTTACTTACAAGATTTGTAGCTGCTGATAAGTCAGAAAGCAGTTCGTTAGAACCCCCTGCTGCCGTATCAAGGTAACAAGTTAAAGAACCTGAAATAGTTCTTGAACCAGTGAATGAACCAATTGGCTGATCCACAATACCTAGAGTTTCTGGAGTTAAGTAAGTTACATTGTTAGCAATTGTAATTGACCCACCGGTAATATTAATACCTGTGTATTCGTGAGTCGTTCCACCTGCTGTATCTAATACTCCTCCTGACGCTCTTGCTGCCGTCATTTGGTGAGCTAAAGTCATAGTAGATAACTTATTTCTTAAGTAATCTGCATCTGACGTCGCCGTTACGTCAACGTAGTTTAGTTTCTCAACGTAAGATGTCAAAGTTGAAGATGTATCTGTATCAGATACTCCAATTTTGTCATGGAACGCTTTTGATGGATCTTCGATCGCAGAGTTAACCTGGTCAATGCTTGTAGCATTTCCAGACCAACTTAGTGTTGCAATACCATCAATTGAGAAGTCAATCTCTACTTGGTTAACTTGGCACTCATTTAGCCTATAAGTTGTATTTTCTAATGCAAAGAAAATGGTTAGTTTCAAAAGTTCGTGAGCGTTAGAACTTGCAAAGTCTACTTTCGTGTCATTTGCTTGGAAGGTAATCGCAGAGTTTGTTGTTGCTCCTGCATTATCTCCTGAATCTTCCGCAGTAGGAATTGCTTGACCAGCTAATGCTGCCCAAAGAATATTCTCTACCATGTCATGCGCTGTTGTATCTCTAAAGCTGTTTGCACCGTGTTTGAAAGGTCTTACATAAGTTTGGAAAGACCATTCGGCTGGAGCCAAAGAATCATTGAATCTTTGTGATCCCCTCTTAGGCGCAGAGCCTGCTTCATTAATAGTAACGTCTGTACTTTCACTTGACTGAGAAAAACTATAACCATCTAGTACACCAATTCTGAAAGTATTTGAATCTTTCTCATTACCTTTGAATAGTCCGAGACCAGTTCTAGAGCTGTCGGCTGTTTTACCCGCACTAATTGTTGCTACTGTAGCTACAAGGCCGTTAGCCCCACTTCCACTAGAAGCTGTAGATGTTACAGTATTAGACGCTGCATACCCAGTACCCCTAAAGTTATTTGGTATAATTAGCTCTGTTGCTGCTCCACTATTTACTGCGGCTACGATTGCTTTAAAACCTGAACCTGATCCATTAGTAGTTCCAAAAGTAACTATGTCACCTACTGCGTGTCCTGAGTTTGTACCTGATAGCGAATTTGATAGTGTTGCCACGTTTCCACCAGCAGATGTAACTCCATTCACGGAGCTGACGAATACTTTGGTATTTCTTGATAGATTTAAAGCCATTGCTTTCTCCTATTATTGCTTTGGAAAGGATTTCGCGTGATTTTAATCAGCGTCTTCGTTTCCTAATATCGTACTTCGACTACTACTTCTCCTATACCTAAGGGAGCGATTACTCCTTCATCAGTACCGATAGACTCTATCGTCATAGATGTTGTCTGTTCGTTTGGACTCACAGAGTCGTCATACACTAAGGCATCATTCTCGTCAATAATCCTTTCGATATCTTCGATTAATAATGCTAATTCTTCTTGGGCATCTTCCTCATTGGAAATATAAGCCCTGATTGTTAAACTAAGAAATCTCCACTTAAAACCGTCTGGTAAATATTGTCTGCTTTCATCGCCAGCTACAACACATACTTTAGGGTATTGTTGAATTTCATCTAAAAATACTAAGTGGCTGCCTACATTATCAAATACATTTGAATTGTATGGATAACTGCCATCGATTTCTTTTAACTTTTCAGCTAAAGCGAGAGCAATTTTCTTTCTTTGTGTTCTGTAAGCCATTATTCTCTCCTTAACGTAAACTTCTGTTCTGTATGTTTTATGGCAATATCTCTTATACTTTTTGTTATAAGAGGTTTAGGATTATATCCTTGGGGCCATTGCCTGGCTCCTGTATTTTCAAACGTTGCATAAGGATCTAATTGATAGTTATATTTACCTACTAGTGTCTTAGGCCCCTGTCTTAAGTTTACTAACTTAACACTGTTTGAGAATCTTCCTGTTCTATTTATTAAAGCAGGCCTTCCCATGTTTCTTCTAACTTGGGCTGGAAGTCTTCTATTAATAATTCTTTTTAATTTTAATATATCCTTCTCACTAACGCCTTGCCTTTCTTCTTTTTGCCCTGTAGCTCTTCTGCTTTTAGGGACTCTTTTTATAGCTTTTACAGCTAGAGCTTTTGCTGCTGCTCTTTTAAGTTTATTATCTATAGGATTTTTAAACTTAGCATTTGTTTTTACTGTCTTTGTAGTATTTGATTTATAGGCTTTTGTTTTCTTTCCTTTTACAGTATCAAATACTTGTTCTAAAACTTCTTTGTCGGTTCTCTTTGAACCTTTAACGGACATAAATTGGTCGCCGTACTCATCAAATAGATCAAGAAACTTTTTTCTTATTCCTACTTCAAGAGAGTTTTGCGCACCACCTTGCTTCATTAAAGAAGCCATTACTCCCATTTCGTACTCCGCTTTTATACCTTGTTTGCTTTGTACTTTTAAACTTAACTTTTGTTCTACTCTACCAGTTAAGATATCAACATGTTTATTCTTTATAATCGTATGTTCAGTTTGACTTAAGCCGTCAAAATATGAGTTTAAAGATTCTCTAATTACTTCTAAACTCGTATTACCCTGTTGTAAAGGGTTCTGCGCCACTGCAGTTGCTGTTATATATAATCTTCTAAAACTTTCTATTAAAACGTTTAACTGACTATTAGTTACTCTTCTTGAACTACCTTGAGGTCTTCCTCCCCTGGTTGTTCTTTGAGGAATATTAATTCCTTGTTTATCAACCATTGCAGGTAGTCTTGCTAATGTATGATAACAAATTGCAAAATTTCCTGCTATAACACTAAAGTCATCATGAGCTAAAGTTTTTCCTGCTCGGCTCATACGATCTACTGCTTTATTGTACTCTTTTCGTATTAAAGAAGTAGATACCCATACTGCGTCGTCTCTTGAGCCTGCCTCAAAATGTTCTAATGCCTGCTGTAAGTCTATACTTAGCTTAGGCCTTAGTACTGGATTACTGAAAAAAGTTACATAATCTTCAATAGAAGTACGAGTCTTACTTTCTAGCTCGTCTCTCATTTCTGAGACATTTCTTACTAACCACTTATCAGTATCTTCAAAAAAATTCCTTAACTCTATATCTTTTTCTAAAGTTATTTGGCTAGGAGTATACTTAGCCATTACTTATATACTTTATAGAAATCTAGTATTCTCTTGATATGATCAGGAAAATCTATGTTATCCTTTAGAGAAGTTGATACAG